ATGGTAATCTGCATGAAATGTATAAACCAGCATCTGAGAAGCATGTTTGGTTTCATAAGGCTCCAATAAAGAACCTTCTGGCTTATGGTAACCGGGGCGGGGGTAAAAGCCATCTCCTACGTTTTGACGCTCACATGAGAGCGTTAAGCGTTCCAGAATCAAGGCTAATTCTTATCCGTAAGACTTATCCCCAGCTTCTACAGTCCCACTTACAATATATCCCATCAGAAATGGCTATGCTGAAGGGACACTATCACAAGACAGAGCATATCGCGTATTATCCCAATGGTTCTAGGTTATTCTTCTCTCACGTAGCTACTGAAGAAGATTCACTGAACCTACTCTCTGCTGAATACATTGCGGCTTACTTCGACGAGTTATCAACCATCTCTTGGGATTTCTTTATCAAGCTCTGCGCATCAGTTCGTATCGGCGGAAAGCTGAAGGACATGGGCATTAAGGGTGTGGTTAGGGCAGCAACCAATCCTTTAGGTCCTTCAGCTGCGGAAGTCTTCTCTTACTTCGTTAACAAAGACGTAGAACCAGAAGACGATCCTGACTATGATCCCAACGATTGGGACGCTATTAAGATTCAGATGGAAGACAACCACCAGCACATCGACATTGAGGACTATAGGAAAAGGTTCTCCGGTATGCCTGCATATCTAAGGAAAGCGTGGTTGGATGGCGAGTTTGCCTTGGAAAATCAGTTATTCGATTTCAAACCTACCAAGAATATAAACGGTAACATAAAACCTTATCACGTTATTAACGAGTTGCCCACCATTAATGGCAAGCCTATAGTAGGAGTAAGCTGGTAATGGAATGGTTTCAGAACGAATCAGTGCAAATTTACCGTGGATTCGACCTTGGATTCTTCCCAGATCCCGCATATTGCGTTTGGGTTGCCCACATTGGCAACCGATTTATCGCTTTCAAGGAGAAACTTTGGTATAAGTCGGTCGCTCCAGACATTGCGAAGGAGATGATCGAAGAATCTAAGGGTATGCGAATCGCCATGACTTATTGCGATCCGGTCATGGACATCAAAACAGCGGCAGACGTGCGCAGTATTCGGGAAATATTCGAAGAAAATGGCGTCCCAATGGAGGCCAGTATCAATAATCGTGAGCATTACGCCCACGCAGTGCATACAGCGTTACAGGAAGAAGCAGAACCGGGGGTTCCCAGACTTCAAATTTTGAGTAAAGTGCCGGGATTTGGTGATATGGGCTGTCCCTATCTCATTAAAACCATCCCTCAGATGCGTTTTGACCCCAAACACCCGCTCCGAATGGCCGATAGCAAGAATGATCATGGCGTAATTGCCTTAGCATACTTCCTAATTAGCTCTGGAGCAGTAGAACGACGCAGCACAAACTCCACATATCGTCTTCCAAAGTGGATGGTTCCAAAGGAAGACAAAGAAAAGAACAAATTTTTAGGTTATTCTCGTTTGTAGGACTAAAAAATGACAGAAGAAACCATCCAGCCTGAGATTACAGACGTTCCAACTGGCGAACAGCCAAAGGAAGCTGCCTCAGCGGAGACAAAAAAGCGTTGGGCCGAGTTCCGGCAGCGCATTGAGACTACAAAGTCTTATCGTAAGAAGCTGATTCGTAATTGGTCAACAAATATTGACTTCCGTAGAGGTAAAACAGGAGCCTCACAGGGCGAGGATGAGTCTGTTGCCGTCAATTTGGACTGGAGTTATACCAAAACCAAGCAGGCAGCGCTATTTTCACAAGTTCCCAAGGTTCGCGTAGCACATTCTCCCGAATCTGTGTCAGCAGGACCGTGGTTGGGGGCTTATGAGCGCAAGTTAAACGATAATTTGGTGCGTGGTGGTATTGAAGCCGCCATGGATGAAGTCATGCCAGACGTTATTAACGCTGCTGGTGTAGGAATCGTGCTTGTAGCAGCCGAAACACTTACTGAAATGAAGGAAGTGCCAGACGTTGACCTTTCTATATTCCCTCCGGAAGTGCAAGCAGAAGTAATGAAGACTGGAACGTTCTTTGGTAAGCCAATTCCAATGACGCAGGTTCCAAATCCAGTTGCCAGACGGTATACCATCCGTCGTATTTCTCCTGCAGACTTCTTGTGGCCTACAGATTTCACTGGATCTGACTTCGATAACGCTCCTTGGCTTGGGTATACTGGCCGTATTCCTTGGGCTGAGGCGGCGGCACGTTTTGGTTTGTCTGACGTAGAAAAAGACAAGCTCATGGTCGAGGACATCTCGTCTGTAGATCGCTTGGTGGATGATACAGACAAGGCTTCCAATTATAAGGACGATAAGGTAGGATTTGACGAAATCTTCTACCACGAATTTCAGTATGATACAAACGCTAAGTCCTTTAGCACCATCCACCATCTAGTATTTCTGCATGGCAAGACTGAGCCAGTCATTGATGAGCCATGGAAGGGTCAAGTTCTAAACCCGGATAAACCGGGAGAGATCATCGGCTCGCTCAAGAAGCCTGTCCGAGTGCTCACTTTAGCCTATCTCTCAGATGAAGACATTCCACCATCTGATTCCGCTGTTGCCCGTCCACAGGTTATCGAGCTTAATCGAGCCCGAACCCATGTAAATAAGCAGAGAGCACGTAGTGCGCCTTGGACTTGGTTCGATGTGAATAGGTTAGACCCCGCGTTGCAGGGTGCTCTTATGCGCGGAACGTGGCAACATGCCATCCCTGTTCAGGGTGATGGTTCCCGGATTATTGGCACTGTTCAGCAGCCTGCTATCCATCCAGAGAATTACAAATTCGACGATGTAATTAAGCAAGACGCACAGGAGATCTGGACTGTTGGCTCCAACCAGCTTGGCGTAGGCGGGGGTGTAGAGACTAAGGGTGAAGCCGGAATTATTCAGACTAACTTCCAGACCAAGGTAGGCCGCGAGAGAGCTAGAGTAGCCTCTTTCGTCGTAGGCATTGCCGAAGTTCTTGGTGGGTTGATGTGCTTGTTTGAAGAGCCAACAACCTTTGGAGATGGTTTTGATCCATCATTATCCGAGCGTTTAAGCTACAGCATTCTTGCTGATTCCACCGTATTGGTTGATTCCAATCAGCGCTTAGAGCGCCTGAACAATTTCGTTAATACTTACGCTAAGTCAGGTTACATCAATATTGAGCCAGTATTGCGGGAAATCGCCACTCTCGTGGGTCTGGATCCCAATACAACGGTTGCGGCACCACAGCCTAAGACTCCGCCACCACCAAACATCAGTCTCCGACTGACTGGCGGGGAAGATATGATGAATCCACTGTTATTGGCTTTCATGCTCAAGACGGGCCAGGCTCCAGAACCAGAGTTGGTAGAAAAGGCACGAGCACTTATCGAGTCTTCGGTTATGCCAAGACCTGCTATGGTACCTCCGCAGGGAATGCCTCCGGGACCGCCACCTAATGTTGGGGAAGCGAATCCGGACGCTGGACTTCTGCCAGCTATTACTAAGCGTGCAGAGGATGGGCCACAGGGCGGAACGACAGGAGGAGCACAGTAATGCCTTTCTATGATCGCATTTGCACTAAATGTGAAGCAAAAATGATTGACTGTTGGGAGGCCATTACGCCTCCCTCCCCAGTCCCATGCAACGTGTGTGGAGAACCAACAGAGCGTGCTTGGTTCCAGCTAGGTCACACAGCCAACGTTATTGGTGATGACATTCCGGGTGGAATTGAAATTCGTCATGGATTGTGTGATGAAGTGACTGGTGAGCCTCGCAGATATTACAGCAAAAGTGAAATTGCCAGGGAAGCTGCCAGACGCGGATTGGTTCAGCGTGTAGAACACACAACAGCACCCGGCACGGATAAGAATAAGCATACTACTAAGTGGTACTAAGATGAATGAGCATCTTTGGTATAGACCCAAGCCTAAAAAGAAACCAAGTCGCAGTCGTAAATTACGACAGGAAATCATTGATGCCTTACCATTTGACATGGATGTCAATAAAGCAGATCTTGTGCTGGAAACCATATGTCGGATGATTATAGAAGGGGTAATAAAGGACGGATTCACCCGTATTACAGGATTTGGTAAGTTTATTAAGAAATACGAACCACCTGGAAAATATGGAGTGCGTATAACAACACCCGGGGTACACGGGTCTAAACCAGCTGGACGAATCGCAATATCCAAAGGTAGGCATTATATTGGTTTCACCATGCACCGGAAAACGAGACGTAAGATTGAGGCTAAGTTAAATGAATCTAGTGGAGAAGACCAAGGAACATAAGGTAACCGATTATAACTTTATGTTCCCGGGCAGTGGGAAGCTAACAGTGACTATAGATCACGATGCTGGAGACACTGCTGTTGAATACGATGACCGTTACGAGTTGGACACTGTAGTCAGACCAAGCTTTTCAGACCCTGACGAACAGGTTGATCCTGAGCACATGGTTATTTACAAGAAGCATTTAGCTGTGGTTATCAGAACAGACCGCAAGCAGCGGCAGCCTTCTGAGGAAGAGCTGTTCAATATGCGCAAGACGCTTCATGCTCTGGCAGGTGGAAAGCACTAGGACATCCGGAGCCCAACTATTGGCCTCCCTGAGGGCACTGAGTCTGATTCAAATCCGACGGTTTCCCGGTGAAGGGTAACGCCACACACCTAAAGGTGTGGCTTACCCGGAACCAGTAAAGTGAGTCATTGACTCATACCCTAGTGAATCAGAAAGTGACTCACCCCAACTAACTGTTGCAAATAAAAGACTTACGGGTGAGTCAACCCCCTAAAATGACTCACTGTGTGACTCACCCCTGACTCAGTTGAGCAACTCCTTTAGTATCAATATTTTATAGCAAAATGCTTCTTGCTGATTCACTTAGAGTGACTCAGTGCTGACTCACCCTGAATCACCATGTCTAGATTCTTCAAAAAGGCTGCTCAGACACACGAAATTCCAAGGCGGTCTAAGGACTATAAATATTCAAAACGTAAGCCCAGACGAAAACGAGCTAAGCCAGATCCCAGATTACGCAAATATGGAATTACGGCCAAAGAACTTCAAAAACGCGTAAGAAACCAAAAAGGAAATTGTGTTATTTGTGGGAAATCAGCAAAGTTGGTAATAGACCACTGCCATAAGACAACCAAGTTTAGAGAATTGCTCTGCGGTAAGTGTAACACCATATTGGGTTTAGCTAACGACGATCCAGCAATTTTGGTTTCGGCGGCTAATTATTTGAATAAGTGGCACAAATTATTACAGGAAACTTCATGAAAGTATCATTTCGGTGTATCAATGGAACCAATTTGCTCTGCGCTGAGGACGGTGGCGGGACCGAGGCTACCTACCCCAAGGGACTCATTGTAGCCAATAGGTTAGCAGAGGGTCCATGGGAGTTATTCGAGGCAGTTCAAAACCCGGGTTCCGGGCGCTGGGGCTTCCAAGCCGACAACGGTGCTTGGGTCAGTGCCCAACCGGATGGAGTCTTAGTAGCTAATCGGGAGCGCCCAGACGGCTGGAAACCAGAGGCTTGGGAGTCTTTCGAGGTTATCCGGCACCCAGACGGTGCCATTTCCCTCAAGTCCGACCACGGTAAATTTGTCTGTGCAGAGGGTGGGGGCGGCAATGTTGTAGTTGCTACTCGGGATGTGGCCGATGCATGGGAGAGTTTCTACCCATCCAAAGATTTCCTTGGGGGGATTGTTTCCGGCGGGCCGGTAGGTCGTGCCAAAGTCAGTGGTAGATTTTGGCAGACAGATAATGGAGATTTCCGCCCCCGATTTGCTTCGATGCTTTCTATTCTGCGTAGGTCAGACGCCGAGATTGCTCAGCTTTTGGACTGGGTTCGGGACACCGGATTCAACGGAATCAGAGTATTTGCCGGTAATTTGTCTTGGGCTCAGCAGTCAGCCAGTCAGGTTGTCCGCAAGCTGCCTTTCCTATTAGATCATTGCCAAGCCAGAGGCCTATACGTAGAGATTACGGCTGTAACTGATAGCGGTCAGAGCCCAAGCTACAGTGAACGTGGGCATATTTCAGCGGTTGCAGACATTTGCCGAGCCTATAACAACACTTTGCTGGAGCTTGCCAATGAGTATTGGCACCCAACCCAGAGCGCTTGGACTCATGATATTCGTAATCTTTTCGCAACCTTCCAAGAGGTGTGCGGTGGAGTAGCCTCAACACTTGGAGCGCCCTCTGGGGATGAGCCTGAGGATGTTACGATGCCCACCGCCAACTACCTCACTCTTCATTTGGACCGCAGTCGGGATAAGTGGAACATGGTGCGCCGGGTCCGTGAATTGGAAAACGCTTCCAATCGTTACGGCAAACCGGTCATGAACAATGAGCCCATTGGGGCAGATGAGGTTGAGTCTGGAGGCCGACGCCTGAATGACCCAGCCGTGTTCTTCTGCATGGGAGCCTTGAACCGCTTGTTTGAAGTAGGCGGTGTTCACCACTCCCAGCATGGCTTGGATGCTGTAATGCCGGGACCAGTTCAAAACAACTGTGCTCAGCACTTTATCCGTGGTTGGTCCGCCTTAAAGACTACAGATCGCATAAGATTCTGGAACACCGGCTGGACCGGATCTCCAATCAAGAGTGCAAACTTTGATCAAGTAATCAGAGTGTATACCGGAACTTGGGGCAATAAGGGCGTTACCGTGCTTGTCGGACTGCGTGGCGACCCTCGGCTGGAATTCGACAATGGCTGGGAATTGGACGGCATTCTGGATCAGGTATCCGGTTGTCAGATTCTCTCAATCGCAAGGGACTAACCCCTCAGGGAGGCCCATAAATGGGCAGAGACTTGCCCAAACCGTAGCGTCCGCACACGGATGCGTTAAACCGACGTTTTCATACGTCACATGAAAGGACACTCAATGTCAGATTTAGAAAAGGTAATTGCAGACTCAGTTAATGACGCCACAGTTGATGACTCGCCAGTAGAAATTGACACTCCCGACGTAGATGCCTCACCAGAGCCCGTAGAAGCCCCTGTAGAGGCCTCCAGTGAGGAGCAGGCACCTACCCCCGAGGAAAGTAACGAAGTGCCCTCTCCGGCCAGTAAGACGCCTTCTGAGGCCATTCCAGAAGAGCCGCAGGACGAGTTTGAGAAGTTAGCCGGGGTCAAACAGTATGGCATAGGTGGGAGAGAGAACCGAATCCCATATTCCCGAGTAAAGGCTATCACTGACAAGAAGGAGCGTGATTTAGCCGAGTCTGTTGTAGGTCGTAAGCTCACTAAGGAAGAGAAGCCGTCAGACGTTCTCAAGACACATGTAGCACAGTTACCAGAACTACAGACCAAAGTCAAGGACTATGAAACTCGTTTAGAGGCTGTAGGTAAGTTCGAAGATGTAATGGAGAATGATCCCGAAAAGTTTCTCGGAATGCTCTCCAAACTACCCAAATATCAGGAATTCTTCGATTTCGTCCGTCAGGCAGTTCAGCAACAGCAGGCGCCACAGGCTCAAGCAGTTCAGCAGCCCGCCGCTCCAGTTGTCGAGGAGCCCATGCCAGAGCCAGACGAAACACTATCTGACGGTAGCAAGGTTTACAGTCAAGAGGGTTTAAAGAAGTTGCTTGATTGGAATGCAATTCAGGCTGCAAGACAGGCTGAAACACGCGTTACCAGCAAATACGACGCTCAGCTCAAGGAGCTTGAGGATCGTTACAAACCCATTAAGGAGGATTGGGACAAGCAGCGCCGTATGGAAGCAAGTCTACCAATCATCCGTAAGCAGCTTGAAGACGCCCGTGGTTGGGCTCTATTCAACGAATCTGAGGAAGAGATTCTTGAGGTTCTCCGCAAGGATCAGAGTATTTCCTTGGAAGGTGCCTACCGTCAGGTAGTCTTCCCAAAGCTTGTTGCAGAACGTAACAAAGTTCGCCAAGACGTGCTTAAAGAGGTAAAGGCTGCTCCTACAGCTAGTTCCGTGCCTCAGCGAGCCGCTAGCAAACCAACTTCTCCAACCTCCGGACCCCGAAGTATTGAGGATATTATCCGAGAACAGGTAGATACTTTGAAACGGTAACACTTTTCGCTTGACAAATGTTACAAAGTGTGCTACAGTGGTGAGGAAGATTGAATCTTGGCTAGAAATCGACCATTCAGTAAAGAAGAAGAGCGGCGTATTGCATTATTAGAGAAATACGACCTAACTCCAGAAGCTTATGCTGCATTAGACCAAGCACAGAACTTTAGATGTAGAATATGCGGTAGACATAAAAGTGAAACTCGGCACGGTGTGCTAGATGTTGATCACGATCATGATACCAAACGTATTCGTGGATTGCTTTGCAATAACTGTAATCAGGGTTTGGGTCAATTTAAAGATAACCCAACCTCATTATTGCGAGCTATACAGTATCTAAAGGGAAATCTTTAATATTTTTGTCTTTAGGATGTAACGACCTTCCGAAGGGGTGTTCAACCTATCTCCTTCCTATAGACATTCGAACACCCTTTTTCTACGCGAGTAGCTCAGTGAAAGAGCACCAGCCTCTGCTTGCAAGCTGGGGGTCGGGGGTTGAAGTCCCTCCTTGCGTTCCACAGGGGGCGCGTGTTTGCGCTCCGCGAGGTGAAATCCCTCGGCCCCCTACCAGTTCTTA